ATATTCATCAACTTATTTCTGTTTTCCTCTTCATTGTAAAAATTGTTTATGGATATTAGTAGGATATCAGATTTGCTCATTACCAATCATAGTATTCAAATCTATAAGCTCCTTTGAAATTGCACACCCTGGGCAACCTTCTACGAAACCCTGTTCAGGTCCATGAGTATGACTATGACTTCTACTGATTGAAATGTGCTTGAGTCTGTTTGCTTGAGTAAGATGATGTTTACAATAACCATCACGTCCAGCTCTGAATGTACATCGTCGCCCGTCGTTTTTCTTTGTCCCCTTACATACCGTTCCAGAAAATGTCTTTGGAATATCCTTCAATAGAAGATCCATCGCAATTCCATGTTTCTTCGATATGATTTCGACGTACTCATTCATCATCGCTACGAGACGTTCATTCAATTCATCATCAAAAATATCCATGATTCTTTCATACATACTCATCACTTATTTGTATCACGTTCGTATTTTTTAAATATATCTTCAACGGATTCAGATCGAGTCGCAGCTTTAAGTCTTTCTCTAAGTTCGGCAACCTTACCAGTCGTATCTATCCCCAGTTTTTTACATTCATCTATAAGTTGATCTTTCTTCATCGTACTCAGAGCTGGACCAGTCTTTTTCTTTTTAGGTTTATGTTGGTCGATAATTTCACCAAAAATTTCTTGTTTTGGATTTTCAAATAACGGCTCGAGAAGATCACATACTGGATTTAGAAACTTATTCTCAAAATAATAAAGATAATCCACGGGAATGTTGTTCTCTTCGACAAATTTTGGATCTTCGGACTTTTCAAAAGCTTTTGCTTTTGGATCATCTGTTTTTGTCAGCAAGTATGGAACACGGTCACCAGATTGAGGTTCAGAACCTGGTTTGCGTTCTCGCATTTTTACAACAACTTGGACATGTGACTGGTTGATATTCACACTTTCAGGACTCGTGATAGATACGGGTTCACCCTTGATTTTATATGTGTCAGAAAGTGATTGACTCAATATAAGCTTCTCGTTGGGAACATCACCAGAAAGGAGTTCGATTGCCCTCTCTTTTGCCAACTCTTTAGGAGGACCCGTATCTGGTGCATCGAGAACAACATCCAAAAGTTCTTTACACACTTCTCTCACATGAGGTGTATTGTCTCTACGAACAACCTGGAGTCCCTTGATGTCTATGTAGTCCATGTGCATCTGGTCATCTTTTCCCTTCGTCCACAACTTAGCGGCATATCGTTTTTTGGAATACAAAAAATATGGCCAGTAAACCTTCTCAAGTTCCAAATTGTTTGGTTTTTTGAAAAGTGCGCTACATTCCTCAGCCGCTCGCTCACCCACTTCCCAACTATATTTGACAGCTTCTTCACCCGTTCGTCCCCCAACATCAAACTCAACCATCACTGAATCTGTATTATGAACAACCATTTCACCAGGACCAATGTGAAAATGGTGAGATTCCGTGGTTAGGTCGTATACATACCCTTCAGTTTCACCTATGAGTTCAAGTTTCTTGATAGCATTTGGGCTCTTTCTCTGAGTTGATTTCGTCCACGTTTGTCTAAAAACATCTGGTTTATCTTTTCGAGTGTTAAGAGATACGTTGTATTCGAGACGTCTTCCTAAAATGAACATACCCATCGATCCCTCTTTACCTTTGATATCCATTCTCGTGTATCCGTGAACGTCTTTGTCTCCATCAGCCATGTAATATCCTTCCCAAAATGACTCTACCACTTCGATGGGTGCGTTCAAAATGCAAGATGGCACGATCTTTTCTTTGTGAGCGTTATAGAACATAGAACGATATCTCTCACTTATACTCTTAACGTCTCCTTTCGCATTGAGTTTATAGACTCCAGAACTTTCGATGGTATCGTAAATAGAAGTTTCAAATGGGCATAGGTTTTGCATTTCGATGAGATAGTCCACGTTTGAATTGTTAAGCGCCCATGTATATTTGTCACCATAGTGACCACATGAACCATCACCAAAAAAGAAACCCATAACCTTCGCTTCATTAACCGAGACGGTAGTATCACTCCAATTAAATCCATGAACACAATCTCCGTGAAGTAAATTTGTACCCAGAGATACTTCACATGGTTTAATCATTTGTTTATTTTCGAGAAGAAGACTGTGATCTTCGGTGACGTCAACAAGACCAGTATGGGTCAAAACACGATGAATATTCTTCGTCGTTTTATGACGAACAATCTGTTGAATGGGCGTAAACCCCTTTTCAGTCCATACTTCCGCATCAATCTCGGCAACCTCTTTACCATCATCACGTTCTTCATATGATTCGACGAGTGAATCGATTCTACATGTCTTTACTTCACCTTTAATACGAAGTAGTAGAGGTGTATCAGGTGTCACGGAATCACCATATCTTACTTTCGAACCTGGAAAATTCGCCTCTACATAATTCTTTGTCTCTTCGATCATTCCACGACCCCTACATGTCGTCGTAGAGGCGATGGGTACACACGGAAGAATACCCTTTCCAGCACCCGTGAATCCATACACGGAGTTCATCGAAACTTTATAAGCCAATTGTTTACCATTGTATACTTCTTTCATCGATCCCGTCGCAGCGGCCATATCCTTTTTAGCCTTTTTACGAAATTGTTTGAGCTCTAGAAGAATGGCAGGTAAAAGACTGGGTACACCTTGTGCAAATTTATATATTTTATCGCCAATTTTAAACGATTCGTAGGTAATACCAGGAACGTTACCGTACCGATACTCATCCATAACGAGCGTAGAATAGCACAGATTATGTGCCATCATGATTGATGGATACAGTGCTTCGAAATCTAGGGCTGTAATCGGTGTGTAATATGCACCTTTGTGAGCTTCGAGAACGGTAGCACCCTCATAGGGTTCTTCGGGTAGGGATCCATATTTGATAGTCGGTACCATATAGCCCAACTCCCTCGCCTTCTTGGTGAGCTGACTAAACACCTTAATTTGCTGACCACGCTCGACGAGAAAACACAAAGGAACCCAGGTTGCTTTAGCCATCTCGAGAAGATTGAGAAGAGTACACAATTTTTTCAAAAGTTTATGAGGAAGAAGGGTATCCTTAATACAATATTCCGCAACTTCACCCAACTTTTTAGGATCACCCTCTTTGTACCGAGCAAACATCTCTTTTGCAGGCATGTCAATTTTTTGATCCCCCAAATACAACTTTGAAACTTCATTAAGCTTGTACGAGTCTAATTTGTATCCCTTTTTCACTTCATGAAACATATCAAAAATGAAACGTCCAGTCATAGGAAGAAGTTTTAGAAAGTTGTCACCAAGAGCACTTGAACTCAGTTTTTTCAATAAAAGTTCACTCGGTGGATCATGAAGTTTTCCAAGATTGAAAAATTCTTCATGACACCCAGTCAAATGAGCCCTCTTAAAAATATACTCAAGATCAAAACCAAAAATGTTCCACCCCGTGATGATGTCAACATCTTTCTCGTGAATGTATTTTTGAAATGCCTCGAGCATTTCTCTTTCGGTCTCAAAACTTACCACGTCTGGACCATCCGTTTTCTTGTAACAAAGACAAGTCTTCTCGTATGGTTCGTCATTCCCAAATGTACAAAGTGATAGAGCAATCTGGAAACACGCATCACCTGGAACATCGGCATCTGGAAACTTACCAGTCGAACTATTACACTCGATATCAATAGAGGCTACGACAAATGGAGCAATATCATCCCTTGACACGGGTTTCAATGTCCTCCAATCATTACACCATAAATCAATGTCAACTTTTGCGAGATGAGAACGGACACATTCACTTCCAGTATCAAGCCACCCAGTTGACTGAATACCTGTACGATGCATCAACCTCAGGACAGGGTCGAGATTCGCTTCGTACACATGGTACTTTTGAAAGTCTCTATTGTATCCAAAGATAGAATTCACCTTTCTGCGATCAGCAAGGTTTTTGAAATTGAGACGCATGAATGCAAACATCTCATTATTTTGAAAACCCCAAACGTCCTTCTTTCGTGTGATACTATAACTCGTCACATGATCTGGTCGAAGTTTGTTCAGGTCATTGTAAAGTATACGAACATCTTGATCAGTAGTCCCCCTTGGCAACTTTACAAAAAAATAGGGTTCGAAAACTGTCGTGACACATACAGACTTTCCATCCTCCGTCTTTCCCAAAATACTAATCAAGTGTTCATCATCCTCATCTCGAGCTTCCCAAGTCAGGGCTTGGAATACCACCATATGTTTATATTGAGCGAAAATTTTAATATCATTTATTAATAAATGTCTGCTGCTTTAATTGAGCTCGTGTCAGTCGGTGCTCAGGATGTGTACATCACTGGCTCCCCTCAGGTCAGCTTTTTCCGTCAGAACTACAAGCGCTATACCAACTTCGCCATGAAGCCCGAGCGCATGGATTACATCGGCACTTTCGGTGATTCCAACGAGGTCACTATCCCCATTCGTTCCAAGGGTGATCTTATGAGCTACATCTGGATCGAGGCTGATGGTATTGCGGAGGTTCAACAAAACTCTGATGGTCTTTTCTCTAACAACGCCGCCAACCCAACTACATTTTCCCTTTGGATCGGTGGTCAGAAGGTGTCCGAGCTCGATTCCCTCTACATTCAAGGTGTTCACAACCCACTCATGCGTGACTCGGCTGCTAAAGCTTCTTTCGCTGTGACCACCAACACCCGTAAGGAGAACCACACTGGTAATCATTACATGGTTCCCTTTTTCTTTGGTGAAGATTGGACCAAGGCTCTCCCCCTCGTTGCGCTTCAGTATCATGACGTCGAGATTCGTGTAAAGTGTCGTGATGGTTTCACCCCTAACACTACACCCAAGGTCTTTGGTAACTACATCTACCTTGACACTGATGAGCGCAAGTATTTCACTGATACTGAGCACGAACTCCTCATCACCCAGACTCAACATCAACTCGCTTCTAATACAAATACCGACATTGATCTCAGCTATTTCAACCACCCCGTCAAATCGCTTCATCTTGTTTCTGGTAAGGCGTCTGGTAGCGACTGGGCGGACGAATACAACTTTAGTACATCGTCTCTCTACATTAACGGTACTCCACTCTTTGAGAACACCTCGAACGTGTACCACCACGATGTTGTTCCCGAGATGCACTGCACAGATCTCCCCGATAGTATCATCAATGATCTTCCCACCTACTCGTGGCCTTTCTGCCTCACCATGAGCAAGATGCAACCCACTGGCTCTCTCAACTTCTCCCGCATCGATAATGCGAAGCTCGTACTCAACAACCCCACTGGTGGCAACCAGCTTCACCGTGTCTATGCGGTCAACTATAACATTCTTCGTATCAAGAATGGTATGGCTGGTGTCGCATTCGGTAATTAATTCCAGTTGTCGATTAAATTTTTAGTTTTTTCATACATTCGCTTTCCATGAAACGTCTTGTCCTTTAGTTCATCCCAAATTGTAAGTCGGTACTCAAGAAATTTCTTGAACTTTTCCGAGTTACAATTAGACTTGTATCTGACCTTTTCACCCTTAAGTGCTTCATTTGTCACGGCAATACGGGCATCCATTGAACGCTTAGCAAGCTCATCAGGAGAGAGACGAGTGGACACATCCTGTTTTTTTCCAAGTGCCATATATACTATGGATGGTTCTATCCTTTATTACTGTAAAGCATGTCACAGAACCTACGATGGTTGTGCACAATGCTGTTTCGAGATGGATCATGAAGAAGTTAAGATTTCTGAGAATAGTAAATAATTCATTCGACGATAAAAGGGAAACCAGGTTCTTGGATGAAGTGATGTGTACTAAATGATGTAATAATATATTTGGGTCCTTTTTTAACTACTTCACCTCTGTGTAGATAATTCAGTGAAGCCGGGAAAATTAACAGTTTACCCTTTTTAGGTTTTACATGCTTACCCGAAATAAAGCATGTATCACCCCCTGCATCATCTTTCATGTCGTTCAGATATAAGATATGAGCTAAAATTCTTGGTTCGAAAGGTGAAAAATCAGTATGCCACCAAAAATAACCACCATCAATGGTTTTTTGAATTTGAGGTGCACTTTCACACGTGTGAATAATTAAACTTTCCATGATGTTAACTTCGGGGGTGGTATCATGTGAAACCAACCATTTCTTATCTAACCCCATTTTTTTACATTTTTTAATGTAAAGATCTTTACCCGCACTAATAATTTTAGCAACTTTAAGCATTAAGTCTTTTTGATATGGTACATCAGCATCAAAATTACCATCTATAGAATCTTTTATATTTTTTTTTACACCACTACCAATAGTCCCTTGATATTTTTTTATAACACCGCTCTCGAATATGTTAATTATTTCGTCACATAACAAATCAGGGCACATATGTTCAAATTCCATTATATATTCGTCGAATGTGTTATAACTCATTGAATAATTGTGGTATACAATCTTTAAACGTAAAAGATAAAAATATAATTCTATACTAAATGATCCCACTTGTCATCGTCGGTGGTCTCGCCGCTCTCACAGCTTACACATTCTTGGGACAGAACCTTGTATCCTCGGAGGAGGCCAGGCGTCTCATCAAGGAGGGTAAAATCAAGGCGGTCATTGATGTTCGCACTGCCACTGAATGGCGTATGGGTCATTATCCCAAAGCCTTACATATCCCAGTCGACAAGATCAACGAAAAAACAACGGCGGAACTTCCCAAGAAGGGTCTACTCGTCTACTGCAATACTGGACAGAGGGCTAGATTTGCGGCAGAGAAATTGGAGGTACTTGGATTTAAGAATGTATATTACATTGCGAGTAATTACACATCTTTGTTATAAATGACGTGATACGTTTAAAAAACAAGTTACGATATATTTTTTACCTTTAAGAACTTCACAACCCTCGTGTACATATGTCCAAGTAGCTGGAAACAATAATATTTTTCCAGCTGTTGGTTTGATGATACGTTCGTCACTAAATTTGGTTCCACCGCCTTGATCATCATCCATCGTGTTCAAATATATTATACACGCAAGTATTCGTTTTTCATCTACTGACCAATCTGTGTGAGGTTTGAAATAACCATGTGGATCATAACATTGTATCACAGGTAATGTTAATTCTGTAATATTTGGATCAAATACATGTGGTAAAGTACGAGGTCTAAGTTTATATATGTGTTGAGATACATGTTTAGCGTATTTAAAAATATTAGATGCAATTACACGTGATAAATATTTGTTGATATCCACCCATTCATCAGAACTATTAATAATTAAATCGGTCGTCTTTTTCATATCTGAATTAACATAACCTTGACCAATCTCTCCTTTTATTTTATTATCACTTTGGTTATATTTTTCTATTATCATATCACACATATTTTTGGGTATTTCATTGTCAAATTCAAGTACATATTCCATTATTGATAAAAATGTCCGAATCTTTAAATGTGTATTTTATCTTCTAATAATTTTCAGATAAACTATTAATATGCACGTCGTTCTTAAACCCAGTCCGTCAGTAACTCATAAATATCGTGTCATTCTTCCGAGTAAAAGAGCCATTGATTTTGGACAGAAAGGCTTTCATGATTACACTGACCATGGAAATCCTCGTCTCATGAGGGCGCATCTTATTAGGAAGGGTGCTATCATTCCTAAGAAGTTACGTATCGAAACAAACCAGTATGAAATTCATAGGGGTATGCTCATGGTCGACGAAAGTGAACAAGAAGATTGGGAAGACTTTTTTAGGGCTGAATACTGGGAACGCTGGATGCTGTGGTCATACCCAGATATCAACAAAGCCAAATTATTCATGACTATGCAAAAGGGTATGCTATTCATGCCTCAACCCGAAGATTTGTGGTTTTCTAATTGCCAGTAGAACCGAATCCACCCGAACCCCTCTCCGTATCTTCGACGATGTTGATTTCCTCGATGGATGGCGTCTCACAACGTTCTAGAACAAGCTGTGCGATGCGATCACCCTTCTTAACCTCAAAGTCTTTGTCTCCATGATTGAAGAGAACGACTTTGACTTCTCCAGTATAGTCAGGGTCGATGACCCCCGCACCAACGTTGATACAGTGCTTCACAGCCAAACCCGAACGAGGTGCCACACGCCCATAACATCCTGGGGGTAGAGTAATCGCTAGTCCAGTCGCAACAAGAGCGTTACCCGCCTGACATGGTACAATAGTGTCAACAACGCTGTATAGATCGTATCCAACAGAACGATCAGAACCACGAGTTGGAATAATGGCATCAAAA